ACACTTTGTGGGGATTTCATTTTACACTTTGTTAGGATAATCTTTTTCCATTACCCACTTAAAACCATAACTGGTTTTATTTCCCTTTCTAATACAATCTTCTATATGGTTATGACTATCAAATCCTAATGTGGTTTCAATCTCTGTAATGGTGTTCCAACTACGGATAAAGTTATCATCCATATCATATTGGTTGATAACATCATTTCTTTCTAACTTCCATTTGTATCCACCCCTACTATCAAACTTGGTTCTGTTGTAAGTTCTCATTATATCACTATCGGGTATACCAGTTTCTTTGGATGCCTCAAATCTGTTTCTATAACATTTAATAAGATTATCATCCAAGTCATACTGGCACACAACCCAATCTTCCAACTCATCACCATTTAATCTTTTTCTTGAGAACTCCACATACTTGGGGTTCAACTCAAAACCAATGTAGTTTCTGTTTAAGTCCTTACAAGGTAATCCCGTTGTTCCAATACCAGAAAAGATATCCACAACTGTATCCCCCTCATCTGTTAATAAGTTGATAAAATATTCTGGTAGTTGTCTGTGATATGGTGCGGGGTGTCTAATGGTATTGTCCCTTGCCAGTGCTGCGGTGTGAAACCTAAATACATTATCGGGACGGACTTTATCTGGTTGATTACTTATAGTTGTATTATCACCTCTTTTTCCATCTGTTATTTTTTGGTGTGATTTTAATACCATAGGACTTTTCAATCTTTTTTTAGTAATTTCTTTTTGTTCCATCATTACCCGCTCCATATAAAACTTTAACTCCTTTTGATTCTTAACAAAATGGAATATAAACTCTGTTGTGTTTCTAAACCTTCTTTTACTACCATTTGGAATACCATTCATCTTATGCCAGATATAAGTGTCGTAGAACTTCAACTTGGTTTCCTTTTGACTACGGTAGATTAACTCATAGATAAATGGGTTTCTTAACCCATTAGAACAGTTATCGTTGATGTTTAGTATGAAACTACCACTGGGTTTTAGAACTCGGTAAATCTCATTAAAAATGGGTAAAAACCAATCACAATAATCTTTTGGTTTTTTTACTGATACTAAATCGGAATAACTAATGATGTCCGCGTATGGTGGTGATGTTACAATCAAATCCACCGAGTTGTCTGGTAAATCCTTAATCAACTCAAAACAATCCCCTTCTATTATTTCAATCATATCTAAATCTAAATCCTTTATATGTTTTTTGACTCCTATTAGGGTTTAATATATCTCTAATATTACCTCTAACTCTATCAAAATCTTTTTTATTATTATATTGTGAAATATTAAAAAAATCTTTAATACAACTTGATATACTCTCAAATCTTAACTCCACATCGTCATTAAAAATGATTATTGGTTTACCATTTTTTAGTTTCCTTTGTTTTTTAATACTATCATTTGTATGATTTCTACCAGTTGAATGTTCTCTAATGATTTCAATAGTTTCTTTTGTATGTTTTCCCCATAAGTTTGGTTTTCCCTTTTTACCACTATTATTAGATATTTTTTGTCTATGTTCTTTTGTTAATGATATACCTCTTTTTTTAGAAGCTATTTTTTCAATAACCTCTGGTGAATAGTTGTTATTTCCATCACCACCATCAGTCATATTAGATAATATACCAGTTCCAATATCAACTCTACCATATTGTTTAATGTATTTTTTTTCAATATCACAACATTTTTCCCAAGTTAAATCAATATGTAATATTTCAATATCATATCCATATTTTTCAACAATATTTTTCCAATAGTCATTACGACTATGTTTTGATTTAGCCCTTGCTATTGTTTTACCAATACCAATATAAAAAGGTTGTTTGGTATCTTTTCTAATATGTTGATATACTATAGCCATAGGACAAAGATAATGAATATTTTTCAATCTACAAATTTTTTTCTAAAACAACTTCTTATTGTTTTCTCCCATTGAGAAATATAAGGTCTTTCTGAATAAAAATGTAATGTCTGTTCTATTGAATCTATTTCATCACCAGGGTCTGATATGAATATCTTTTTCTTACTCATCCTTCGGTTTAATGATTTCCACTTGGATTTTGTTGTCTCCATTGATTTGTTCTCCGTTTGTTGTTACATCCACTTTGGTAGATTCACTCCAGTTTGTTCCAAACTTGTTTCTCATTATCAAACTCCATAATCTTGAGTTAAATCCATTACCACCATTCTTTTCCATATTCTTTCTTGCCATTTCATACCAATAGTTCTCACATAATTTGGAGTACTCTTGGACGGCTTCGGAATATGCCTTATTTCTTTTAAGTAATGCGTGGTGTCCGTCCCAACTGATTCCAAGTTGAACCAAGAAATCTGTTACGTGTTTTCCTTCTCTACCACATTGTAAGATAATGTCTTTCCACATTGGATTTAGGTAGGTTTCTATTCTCGGTCTACCTACTGATTTTTTGTTATCGCTCATTTGTATTTTATTTTTAGAAACTGAAGGGAGTTGGATAACATTTCCACTACCTTCTGTTTATTGGGTGTTGATGTCGCATTTGGATATACTGTCTTAAATGCTTGGTATATCTCCATCCATTCTAAATCATCTATTTCCTCTATGGTTTTCTGTGTAATAATCCTATCATAGACATCCTTTGCGACTAAGAGATGACTTTGAGATTTTACATTATTCATAGGTTTTGGTTTCTTACAGTTACATCCCATTTCTTTTTATCTCCATTAGTTTGTTTTTTACTTGTAGGAATATATGAGATGCCTCAAACATCTCATTATCCTCTGCTCTTTTTATTATACTATCAAGATGTTCTATTAAAACCCAATATTGTATATCTGGGTCTATCATCATATCCATAAAAATATTAGAGAAGTTGTCTATACAGTTATTCTTTTCATCCTCTGTTCGGTTGAAAAAGTCCTCTGTTAGTTCATATAAATCATCTAAACTCATAATAAAATAAGATATATTCATAAATATATTGGTGTAAAATCAAAAAGAAATAAAAAACCCCCTCTATGGTTGGAGGGGGAAATCCTTGATGGGGTTAAAAAAAAAATAAAACATTAACCAAGTAAATGACGAGTATCCCTCAATCAAAGATTTTTTGTTTCATTACAAAAATAAAATGGGAGTATTATTGTTGTACCAATAAATATATTGGTCTTTGATAATATTTCAACTCCTCTTTTTTGTATTTTTGTAGATTAAAACAAGATTTAATCCTATGGCTGTAAGTAATGATATAACAGTTAATATCTCTATAGGTGATAACATCGTCATACCCGCAGCGGTTAGGGTCGCCGTATTGGCTATAAGGGTGTCTTTTTGTGTAGTCATAGAAATAAATATTTGATTTTTTTTTCATCTGGTACTTGACTAATACTAAAACATCATTATATTATTTCTATAAATAAAAAAAATATTATGAAAAAACTTACAGAACCACAACAAGAAAAAAAAAGTATCCTAATCTCAAAAGACGTACATACCGAGTTGAAAATCTATTCGGCTAAAAATGGACTTATGATTAAAACATTGGTGGAAGATATTTTATCCAACTATGTAAAAGAGAAAGTAAAATAATGAATAAGATTATCTATACATCTCACTTTGAGATTATTAACACTCTTACTGATAACCAAGCGGGTCAACTAATCAAAAAGATTGGTGATTCATCTTATGAAATAACCGACCCCTATGTTAAAGGATTGTATAAGGGTATGGAATACGATTTTACTAAACAAGAGGAAAACTACAAAAAGATAGTTGAAAGAAATCGTGAGAACGGTAAAAAAGGTGGAAGACCTAAAACCCAAGAAAACTCAAATAACCCAACTGGTTATTTAGAAACCCAAGAAACCCAAGTGGTTATTCTGGAAACCCAACAAAACCCAGAAAACCTTAAAGATAAAGATAAAGATAAAGATAAAGATAGTTCTTTATCTTTATCAGATAAAGAAGCATATAGGACTTTGGGTGGGTATGGAAAGTTCTTGAAAACTTTCCCCCACCACAAAGTCAGAGAGATAGATGCTGGTAAGATTATTTGGGATGGATTTTCTCAAGAGGAGAAAAAAGAAGTTATGAGGCATTGTAAGATGTACGTACAAGAATACATTACCAAAAACCAACAGCAGTATATGAAGAATACTCTGGCATATCTGGAAGCTGAGTTATGGTTAAAAATGAAACCAAGAGAGTTAGTAAAGAAACCACTCAACAGAGGAATGATAAATATGACTTTTATTAAATGGGTATCAAATGAATATAAAATAACAGAAGATGAGGCTGAGGAGATTTTGTATAGAACATCAACGGATACTCAGTTTTCAGAGTTCTATAAAGAATATCAAAAAAATCAAAACAAAATATTTTCATAAGATGATTAAGATTAAAAAAACTGATTACACCTATGAGGTTATTCGGGATAATAAAAAGATTATTATTCCAACGGAAATGTTTAAGGATTTCCAAGAGAACTTATTTGTTAGTTACGGAGATAGAGAAGAACAGATTACCATTGAGGATTTATCCTATGTAGATTTCAATCTAATCTTTTACAAACATATTCCACATTACTCGGATTTAACCCAACGTAAGTTGGATATGAAACTTCTCAAAAGTGTATGTGATTGGAGTTCAGAAACTATTTATAGGAATATAGAAATCTAATGTCTCAAATAGAAAAGAACTTAAAAAGAAGAATGTGGAGAGAGGACGGGATTTATTACTTTTGTAGAATCTGCGGTGACTATTTACACGAATCAAACTTCTATAAATCTAACAAAGGATTTTTTAAGATTGATACCAAGTGTAAACTCCATTATACCAAGAAAGATAAGGACGATGATGGTGAAATGGATTATCTCAAGTTGAACC